CGTCAATGCTTGGTGAGCCAGCTCCAAGTGTTATACTTTCATCAGGAAGTGTTATTGTTCTATTCGTGTTCGAATTTGGAGAGGCTATTGTAAATACGCCTGACCCACTCCCATTTGGTGTAAGTGCTATCTTACTCATGTTAAGCCTCCAATGCTTCTACCCTAGTCTTTAGGGATGCTATTTCTGTTAATGCTTCTTGTAATGCCGCTGTAAGTAATGGCACTAACTTGCTTTGGTCTATGCCTTGGTAGACAGGGATTGTGTTGCCATCATCGTCTAGTTTATTATCCCCAACAGAAACACCATCTGGTAACTCTTCATCATCTTTCCAGACTTCAACTTCGTTATGTGTGCCAGCTATTGCTTCTGGTACTACTGTTGCAACTTCGTGAGCTATAAAGCCATCTACTACTGTATCCGTACCATCAGCTATAAAGTTAAAACGTGATGGGTTAAGTTGATTAACTCTTGCAGATGCACCTGTTAAGTCTACTACGTTTTCTTTTAGTCTGTAGTCTGAAGATGTAACAAAAGATGTGGCAGAACCATTGGTCATAATATAACCACATTGTCCATTAGGGTTGTAAAAGCGATAATGATAACTAAATCCTGTTGCATCAGAACTTGAACGTGCGCCACTTCCAGTAGGATTAATTTGAACACCATCACTTGCACCTGTTGTACTAAATGAACCTATGTCAATATTACCATCACCCCTGATACGCATACGCACTGTGTTAGCACTATCAGATTTAAAATCTAAATTACCATCTTCACTATAAATACCAAACTGTCCACCAGCAGTATCTTTTAGTGTTATCCCTACTGTTGTATCTCCACCTTCAATGTGAAGTTTTCGACCACTATCAGGATCGCCATTAATACCAATGTTACCAGATGGCGATATTTTCATACGTTCTACGCCGTTAGTTTTAAACGCCATTACACTATCGCCATAGTCTGCACTAAGCGTAACTTTGCGGTCAGTTCCGCCAACATAAACTCCAAATGCATTATACATAGAGCCGCCAGAATGAGCATTATCAACTAAAAGTGTTCTTGTTTCTGTGTTTACGCCTGATGCAACAGTCAACTCATCGCTGGTCACTTTGCCTGTTATGTCAATGCCAGTGGCGGTGGTGGCGAATTTTTGGGCGTTGTCGTGGTATAAAGTCACAGCGCCATCAGTTGCAAAGGTAGCAAGTGTTTCTAATCCAGACTTTTGAAACTCAATAGCAGTACCATCTGTGTCTATTATTAATTTACCAGTGCCGTTGTCTTTAATAAGAGAATTAGAACCATCATGGTAAATCTGTAGGTCAGACCCAGCACCGAATATGGCTTTGTCGTTGTCAGCAAAAGTTATATCGTCAGTAGTAGCACCACCTGGTGTTGTAATTCCGTTTGATCCGTCGAGTGTTATAGCCATATTAAATCACCACATATCTTGCGCCGCTAGAAACAGTAACAGTAACACCAGAATTTACTGTTATTGTCCCAGTGGACATTGCGTTTTTATCAGCAGGAATTGTGTAATTAACAGATACTGTCTGGTCATTTTCATAGAAAACTGCATTACTTCCTCCACCCGATGCTCCTCCACCAATTGATCCCCATGCAGAGCCATTATAGCCTTCAAAAGATGTATCGGTAGAATTAAATCTTAACATACCAGCAGATGCGCTTCCATCTCGTTGCGCTGTTGTTCCTGAAGCTACAATTGAAGATCCTGTAGCCGATGTTTTTGTTGTCACTTTACTTAAAGTAGAACCATCACCAGTGTAGTTTCCTGCCGCAGATGTTCCTGTAACAGTAAGGTCATCGTCAACTAAAAGATCTACAACAGATAAAGTTGCAAAAGCATCTACCATTTTAGCGGCAGATCCTACGCCATCAGAATATATTGCTTTGGTTTGTCCATTAGCAATTGTAACTGTTGCTCCAGATCCTTGCTTAATAATAATATTCTGAGATCCACTTGTGGCATTTTCAATAAACCACATTTTACTAACAGTATTTGGGCCTATTGTGATTGTACACGCCGAGTCCAAAGTACCTGTGTACTTTAAGAACATTGACCGACCTGGATCAGTTGCACCATCCGCTATTGTTGTTGTGTGAGTATCAGCATTTGTTGTTATGGCTTCTGTGCCATAAGAAAAAGCCTCTGATATCAATTCAAGGTTTGTATTCGTTACTGTACCCCATGAGCCTGACTGATCGCCAGTTGCCATCTCATTGAGGCGAAGGTCATTTACATAGGTAGAAGTCATACTAGTCTATCCTTACTATTGCTGTGTTTGCTGTTTGAGCTGGAAAGATAATTTTAAATGTACCACCAGCAACCGAGAAGTCACCACCAAAATCTAAAACTGCAATGGCTCTATCTCCGTCAGTGTCATTATATATCAATGCGCCACGAGCCGTGAATGTAGCTGATGTCCACTCAGGATCATCACTATCAAAACATCCGCTTGTTCCGTTTTCAATTACAGATGCGTTTGCCAGTGTTGCTCCACCAGCAGTGTAACCTGCACCAGAAACTTCGTTAGATGTTGTGTAGGTATCAGTAGTAGCATTTAAAGTTGCACTACTTGTGTAGAGAGCGATCTTTATTGTATCACTGTCTAAGTCATGTAACCCAAGCATTACATCTTTTTTAAATTGGGTACACATTGCTTGTGTAATAGCCATTATAAACCTCCGTTATATTCTGCCGCATAATCGCGTTGCATCTCTTGTACAAATAATTGTACCGCTTCGTCAAATTGTGTTTTATAAAGAGCCAATGTCTCTCCAGCCTTTAAAAATGCCGATGCCTCATATAGACACGCTGATAGTAGCACATTTTCTGCGTTGTCGCCAACCCATGTGTTAGAATTAGTTGAACTTAGACCAACTTCTGGTGCAATGAAGTCTACTTGATATCCGTCAGCCGCATTTGGTGTTGGAGCTATTGTTATTGTAGTACCAGATGTGTTTGCTGATTTTGTACTGTAAAACTTTGGTGTTCCTTGCGTAGTTGCGTTAGGCCAATAATCTCGCAAGTAAGAGTCAACTCTATGATCTAAATATGATAAGATATTTGAGCTAATTACTGATACTTGCCTAATCATTCGCGCAGATGCCACTACATAGTCATTTGTACCTACAACTAAATTAGCACTCGTAGTTTTCCTAAAGCAAGGTAAGTTAGGCAATCTCTGAAAAATCATATCTTCAGCTTGTGTAATAATTTCATCAATTGACGCCTGTAGTTCTGTTGAGTCGTCTTCTAAAAAGTTTTCTATGTTAGCGACTAAAGTTGTGTAATTCATTTATCTACCCCATTCTCCTATACCGAATGCGTTTTCGCCCCATCCGAAGTTAGTTAAAACATCGGTTGCATCGCCAGTAGCACCTGTACCTGACACACCAGTTTCTGCTAGTGTAATTTCTATAATTTCAGATCCAACTCCACCTGTACCTCCAAGTCCAGATTCTACTAAGCTAATATGTATTGTCTTGCCATTAGACTCGCCGTGATTTCCAACTGCACCTACACCTGAAACTCCAGTTTCATTTAGGTATAATTCTATACCTTCTGTACCAACTGCACCTGTAGCTCCAACACCAGTTTCTGTTAGTGATACTTGTGGCACTTCAGATCCTATTGCACCTGTACTTCCAATACCTGTAATAGACTTGGTAGATTCAAGTGCTTCTGATCCAATAGCACCTGTACCAGCTTGACCAACAGGATTTACTTGGGTGAATATTCTAACTTCTTCAATACCAATTGCGCCTGTGCCACCAACGCCTGTCTGTGCAGTGTTCGTAATTTCTAAATACGAATATCCAATATTACCTCTGGATGATACGCCTACAGATGGCCTTAATCTAGGATCTATTGTCCAATCTTGTGTAAACCCAATATAGACAACAACATTTTCTGGATCGTTATCTGGCCTACCATTAAATAAGGCAGTTGCGTCCACAACATTTTTAGCAGGAGTAAGTTGTGGATGTTTTGGTTCGTAATCTTCAGGTGAAACACGCAAGCCATCCCAAGTTGTCTTCAGTTTGGTATATTTAACCCGAAGACCACTTATGTCGCTTATTGCGTAGGATTTTTTTCCTCTTGCGTATTTCCCCATTAAGATAAGTTCAGCGCAGTAGGCCGAATCCTTAAACTTACACCATCATTATCTGCCGAAGATGCAATACTAAATGCGCGTTCATACATTTCATTTAATATTGTAAATTTTTCATTTGCAAATTTTAATGCTAACTTACTTGCCAATCCCGCGCATATGCAATCGTTCCAACGATATGGAATGTCTGCGTCTTGATTAGATGCCGTAATGTCATCAAGTTGGTTAACAGCCCAATAGACCATACTGTATGTTGTCCTGTCAGGTATTTGCCAAATGTAAATTTTTGGAGTTATTTGACTGTCCAACATATACTGACTTGGCTTACCGCTAGATGTTTTGTTTGGAAGCTGATTGTAATCTGCAATAGATACACGATTAATAATCTGGTCAGAAGTATCTGTACCAGAACTGTCTCGTATTACTGCGTCCATAATATCAATTGTACCTACTGGTAGTGTGTATGGCGTAGTTTGACCATTTACCAATGTCAGAGTTTTTTGCTCTACAGACCAATAGTTAATACCTCTATTAGACCATTCTGAAAAAAGAAGGTTAAGACTGCGCCTTGCAGACACAGCCCTATCACCAGTTTGAATTTGAGGATCAACACCGCAACGCTCAAATGCTTCAGTAATTATTTCTTCTACATTTGGTTTAAAGGCTACAGTTCCTGATAGTGCCATTTAAGTCCCCTAGTATTGTTTAATTCCGCGTATAATTATTTGATACGCATCTCCAACTGCACCTGCACCAGTTGTTGTAAACTTAATGTCACCAGTACCATTTGCACCATAATCGGCAGTGTCTGGTAAGCCTCCAAATTTAGAGAAGTCTTGATAACCTGATTGGTTTTCATCGAGGTGCATAACTATAACGTCAGCATCAGCGTCTGCTAATACTTCTACAGTCATTGCCTTAATAACCCACCAACATTCTGCAATTCTTAATCCTGTGCAAGTGTCTCCATTTGCACTTTTGCTAAGAGCAGAAACATCAATTTTACTAACGGCACTTTCGTTGCCGCCATCTACATACTGATACTGAAAAGCAAAAACTACTTCCCTAGTGCTTTCTGAAATTTTTGTTACTGTTTTAATATCCGCCATTTGCTACTCCTATAGTTGTAGGTGGGGTTTAATCCCCACCAAAAAGTTTTATGGACGAACAGGAGAGTTATACGCTTGAGCATACATAATCGTAATAACTGCAACACCAGCAGTAGTACCCGCACTACTTGTCACTGTAAGTTTAAGATCGGCAGTTCCTGTGTCAGCCCACTCACCTGTACCACCACCTTGTGTAGTAATAGTTTTAAGACCAACACTTGTGCCAGATGCCAATGTATTTAAGATTGTTGTTGCACCACCAACTGTATCACCAACACTCAAGTTTGTTGTTGTGTTAGCCGCAGTAGACATATCAACTTTACAATCAATAATTTTAGATTTTGCTGGAATAACCATGTTGGTTGCACCTGCCGCAATAGCTCCATTTGATAGATCCATTGTGTGCGTTTGCATCATGACAACATAACCGACATTTGCTATGTCGCTTCCAACTGTTGTGCCTGTTGTGTTTTTGATAGTACCAGCCCGTACTGGGCCTGAGAATGTAGTTGTACCCATAATAATCTCCTGTCAGGGTTAAAGTCAGTCACACCATGCGACTGTCAGGGATAAAAGTACACTACAACAGCTTTAATTAAAAAGAAAGAGGCGATCCGAAGACCGCCTCGATTAATCAAAATAATTTGATTTATTATATTACGCGCCTTCTGATCCGAAGATACCACGCCAGTCAGTGAAACCAAAAGAATAACGCTCACGCACTTTGTAGCGCACGTTACCAGTTTCGAAATCACCTTCCATGCCTTTTTTCATAGGCGAGCGTTGGAACATTTTCAGTCCATCTGGAACATCAGTCTTGATGAAGAATGCGTCCGCATCTGTTAGACGACGCATCACATGATAACCTTGTGGTAAGTAACCACCAGATTTAATCGCATTGATGTCGTTGTCCGCAGTACCAGTGCGAAGTTGTGATTCCAACAAACGCTCTGCAACAAAAGTGTAAGCTGTTGGGATAACCAACTGCGTACCTTGAGCGGCAATTCTAAGACCACGATCATCTTTCATATCCGCTATTTGGATAAGAATTGACTCTAGTGATGTCTCAGACAAGTCAGCCGCTGTTGCTAACGTGTTAGACTGGTTACCATTTTGCGTTGGGTGAGTTGTACTTAAAAGAGTAGTACCATCTCCACCATTTGCAGTAGTTGCGTTATTTAAAACATTTGCCGCTTTGATTTCCTTAGTGGAAGCCATTGAGCGTGCAAGTGCTTTTGTATAACGAGAAGCAATTGAGCCATACTGACCATCTTCTTCAGCTTCCTCAGTAATTGAGAACGCTAAAGCAACTGTTTCATGTTGGTAACGTGCAGTCCATTGTTGACCAGCATCATCATAAGATACCGCTGAACCTTCAGACTTTGTTGGTGCAGTACCGAAACCAGATAAAAGTACATCTTCTTCAAACGCTTTTTGTGAAGTGTTTGATGAGAAGACTGCTTCATATTCAGCAGGGTAGCTGTCATATTCGAGGCCAAACAAGGTGTTTAGACCTGGCTCAAGCATTTTAGCAAAACTTGCTCTATTCATAGCCATGATTTAAATCCTTCCTTAAATACCAGCGACATTAGTACCAAGAAGGTGTTCGTTAATAGTAACCTCCATGATCGCGTTCGCACCAAAAGCATTGTCAGGTGCATCGTAAAGCGCAATGATTTTGCAAGAAGCTATTCCTGCCGCCATTGTGCCACTCAGTTCAAATCCAGATTGACCTGTTAAAGTCGAACCTGCGCCTGCAACAACATCACAG